TCCCTGATTCGTCCCGAACACAACACCGACCGATACTTTGACGCTATCGTGGACACCTCGGTGGAATGGTTTGCCCCCTACGCCAAAAACATTCTGCTGATAGGCTACGGCAACCACGAAACCGCTATCATCAAGCACGGGGAAACGGACCTCCTGCAACGCTTCGCAAGCACCCTCAACTACGCCACAGGGTCAGCGGTTCAGGTTGGCGGATATGGAGGAACCATTGACATCCGAGTGCTTCACGATACAATCCGTGGAGTCAACTTCGTAGTGCATTATTTTCATGGGCATAGTGGGGGAGGGGTGGTTTCGCGCGGAGTAATTCACGACCAGCGGCTCCTTGCCGGGACCGAAGGCTACGACTTGACTTGGATGGGCCACGTCCACGAATTGTACTACCATCAAAATATGATTCACCGCTATGACCGCTCAACCAAAACCCTCATTCAAAAACCTATTCACCAACTTCGTACGGCTACTTACAAGGAGGAATGGGACGGAGGCTACATGGGCTTTCATACTGAGCGAGGAAGAGGCCCGAAGCCTTTGGGAGGCTATTGGCTGAAACTGGAAACCTCACGGAATAGTAGCAAGGACAACAAAGGCCCCGAACTTCAAGTTCACGCCACCTTCACTCCTGCGGATAGGTTGTACTGACCTATTTGCTTCCTTCGCCCCCTGCGACAGGTTCTACACCGCTGGCAGTTAGGTATAGGTAGCCGTATTCCTTTTCAGCATTGAACTGGGGGCAGGCTTTCGTAACCCCCGGAAAGTCCCTGTGTCCGATGATGCGGGCCTTGGGATACTTCTTAAGCCAATCTAAGAGCACCACGGCAATCGCTTGACGCTGGCCGATACTACGGTCATCTTTGTCTTTGCCTCCAATGTAGGACACATGAAGGCTCGTAGCGTTGTGTCCTTGAACGCCATTCGTTACGGCCGAGTCAGGAGCCAAGACCGTTACATTCCCGGTCGAATCAATGATGCGATGATAGCCGACCGACTTCCATCCGAGGGCCTCCTTCCAATGCTTGCGGATGGATGCGATGGTCGTATGCTTGGGCGTAGCCGTACAATGCACGACGAGGTGAGTGATGGTTCTCATTCTTCGGGGTTTAGTTTGTGAAAGTAGTTGACCGCAACAGGGTCGGCAACGTTGGGACCGCTGGATAGGTGGACCTCCTTGGTCCCTGCCCATTGAGCCATGGCCGGGTCATAGCCCAGTAACTCGCAGGACTTGCGGTATTCAAGCAGGAGGGCGTGGTTGCCTTCCAAATCAGCGTTGTCAATGGCGATCATCAGCCGTTCCAAGGCGTTTGTCAGGGCCTTGGCAGGTCGGAGGGAGTGGTATTCGGGCATAAGTTAGGTTTGTACAAATGTATGGAAATAGCCCCAAATCGCAATAAAACGGGGGATGAATAATTTTTTTGCTACGAGGTGGCACAAATAGGGTTGGACTGCATTATCTTTGCTTTACAAACCAAACCTCAAACCCATGTTAACAACCCTTCAACTAATCCACCACATTGCATCAAATCCGCACTACACAACGATTGCGATAGATGGATGCGACGACAAAGAGCCAATGCAAGCGATAGAACTTTTAAGTTCCGAAAGTTTTGCAAACATTTGGTCTATCAATGGTAGCCTTGAGAAAAATACGCTACTTGTATATGACAACTCGGCCTTTCTTGAAAACGACATTCTTTAAACCTCAAACCTCAAACCCATGAACCACGAAACCAAAGCCAAACTCAAAGCAGCCCTCGCAACGGGCTACATCCTGCTGACCGCCTGCCTCGGCATCGCCTTCTTTGGCAGATTCATCTTCGCACTCATCACCAACTAAACCCAAACCAAACCTCAAACCATGAAAAACCTCACCCCAGAGCAACTCGCCAAGATTGCCGAGCCTCTACCACCCGAAGCCATTGCGGCCCATCCTCGCATGGCTGGCCTCTCAACTATCAAAGGAATCTTCGTAACCGAGCGACTGAACCAAGTCTTTGGTGTAGGTGCTTGGGTAGTCAAGACCGACCTGTCCAGCCCCATCACAACGGTACACACCACCACCAACGCAGGCCGTGAGCGCATTGAGTACACCGCAGTAGCCAAGACCATCTTCACGGTTCCTGCCCACGATATTCACTACGAATGCATTGCGTCCTCCACCAACTCCGACCCGGGCGACGCAGCCAAAGGAGCGACCACCGATGCCATCACCAAAATCGCCTCTTGGATTGGAATTGGGATTGATGTGTACAAAGGCAAGCACGGAACGGCCCCCAAGCCTGCCAACGCCAATTTGCTGGACCTCAACGACAAACTCGGACTGGTTCCTTCCTACGACGAACTGACCACCGCAACCCTCAAGGCCGACTTCCTTGCATTGCTTGACAAACTCCCAAAGGAGCAGCAGGCCAAGTTTATGAAGGACATCGACCACATGACCCCTGCCCGATTTGAGAAAGGCATCCAATTCATTCAAAACCAACTTGCAAGACCATGAACCTACTCGAACAAATGAACGCTGACGAGTTTAAGAAACTCCTTGAGTTCAAAGAAAAATTCCCGATCATTGGCCTTGACTTGGTCAAAGCCTTGAGGAAGAAAACCCTGCCCATCCAACTGACCTTGGGCGAGTGCATCGACCTATCAAATGCCATCGGCATCCCTTATGGGCAGTATTGCAACCGAATCTTCGCCACATTCATATCCAAGCCATGACCTACCCAACCCTCATAACCATTCCCAAGAGCGACATCTGCAAGGCAGAAATCGCCCAAATCGCCCAGCAACTGACCGACCGAATCAACGACGGAGAGGTCAACCCGGTGGAGGCGCATATCAAACTCAAGGCCATCGTTAAGGCTCTTGAAGCCACCATCAAGGCCACCGAGCAGACCGTAGCCGACGAAGCCTCCAAGCACGGCAAGACCTTCCAAGCCTTTGGTGCAGAGATTACCCTGAAGGAAGGGAGCCTTACGCCTAACTACGACGAGGACCCTATCTACGCAGACCTCAAAGCACAAATGAAAGCGAGGGAGGAACTACTGAAGATAGCCTTTCGGCAAGCCGGCAAGACCGCTATCTTTGACGAATCAACAGGCGAGCAGGTTCCAGTATGTTCAGCCAAGGCCACGAAAGCGTCCATAGCCGTTAGTTTCAAATGAGAAGAGCCTCCGATGCCGTAAGGGTTTATAGGTTGTTATGCGACCGCCCCTACCGAGCCAAGCAGATCGCTGAACTGCTGGGCAACAAAGAACGCTACACCTACCGGGTGCTGCACGACCTACTCAAATCCGGCTATGTCGGAGTAACCAAATCGTACTATCACAAACTCGAAACCCCAACCCCAACCATTTACAACCCTTACCCATGAAAGACGGACAAACATTTGGCCAATGGTTGAACTGGAACTTTAAGACCAATGGATTCCTTGAAATTAAAGACAGGAAGGGTAATGGTGTTTACCATGAGTATTTAAATGGATATTGGGCTAAGCGTGAATTTGATTCGCAAGGCAAGGTCATCTACTTTGAAAGTCCAAATGGAATTATTATTGACAACCGCACCCCCGAAGTCATCGAACACAACGGACGCAAATACCAACTAATACCCTAACCATGAAAGACGGACAAACAATCGGCCAATGGCTGAACTGGGACTTCAAGGCCAATGGAATCCTTGAGATTCGAAACAAGAATGGCGCCCTACTCTACTATGAGCATTACGATGGACGCTGGCGTAAGCATGAATACGATTCGGATGGCAATCTTATATACGATGAGTGTTCAGAAGGTATAATTATGGACAATCGCACTCCCAAAATTATCGAACACAACGGCAAAAAATATCAACTAATACCCAACCAAAACCCCCAACCATGAGTTACACCCCCCAACCCAACACCTTCACCCTGTTCGTCAACGACAAAGGCGACAACCCGAAACGCCCGGATTACAGGGGCGATGTGGTTCTCCCCGATGGAACCAAGATGCGCCTCTCCGGGTGGGTCAAGGAATCCAACGGCAAGCGGTTCATCAGCGGTAAAGTAGAGCCGATGCAGCAGCAGACCAGCGGTGGAAATTTTGCACCCCAAGACGGTGATATGCCTTTTTAGTGTAAATTTGCAGGCGTACTACATTTACCAATAGACGCATTACTTGTATAGCAGCCAAGTGATGCTACCGATAAAGGGTTCATTCTCTAACCCCTGCCCCGGCTGCTGCTATCAGTCGGGGTTTTTTTTTACCCTTATGAGAGATTCATTCGTCTTTTACCGCTCCTTCCAAAGGAGCATCCAGCACCTCGAAGCAAGTGAGCAACTGGAGGTCTATCACGCAATAATTGCGTACGCACTCGACCAAGTTGAACCTGAACTCACACGTTACTCACAAGCAGTATGGGAGGCCATAAAACCGCAAATCGCTGCTAATCAGCGTAAATACGAAGCAGGTTTGCGTGGTGGTAAACCAAAGGCTAACCAAGACCTAACCATACCCGAACCATCCCCTAACCTAATGTATAATGATAATGGAAATGATAATGAGAATGGAAATGAAAAGGAGAATGAAAAGGACAATGGAAAGGAGAATGAGAATGACCAGAGGTTTGACCAATTTTGGACAACATTCCCAAGGAAGACCGACAAGGCAAGGGCCAAGCGTTCCTTCCTACGCTTAACTAAGACCGAGCAAGAACTGGCAGTCAGCAACATTCAACGCCTCTACTCCGAAACACCTGCTCAATTCGTTCCGCATCCTTCCACCTACCTCAACGGCAAACGATGGGAAGATCAAGCCATCCAACGAACACCTAACTTCGCATACTCAAACCTAACCTCCGATGATGAACCCTTACCAGTTGTCCGCTGAACGCAAACTGCTCGGCTGCCTCATGGACAAGTTCGTGAACCGAACCGTCCTCCTGACCCAAATTCCTGAACGCCTATTCACAGGCAATAACGTCCTCCTGTACCGGGCCATTGAATACCTCCACAAAGCAGAGCGAGAGGTGGATGTCGTAACCGTCTACAAACACCTCGCAGACCAAGGCCAAGCCCACGTCCTGCTCGAAGGCATTGACCCCGAAGCAGGGCTTGTCAGCAACTGGAAGACCTACGCATCCGACCTGCACGACCTTTGGAAGGAACGTGAAGAAGCAAGAATCATGGAAGAACTCGCCCATGACCGGGACATACCTAAAGCCTTTCAACGCTATCAATCCATCCAAGCCGTCGAATCCAACGCCTCCGAAACATCCGCTCACGAACTCGCCAAGGACTTTCTTGCTAACATGAACGAGGTCCGGGAAGGCAGACGGAAGGACCAAATCTACCAAACCTTTATCCGACCGCTCGACAACATCTGCACCGGGTTCAAGCCATCCGAGTTCATCCTCGTGGGTGGTAGGCCTGCGATGGGTAAGACCCTGCTCGCCCTCCAAATAGCGATGAATCAAGCCATGGCCGATATTCCCGTCGTATTCTTCACGATGGAGATGTCCGCTGATCAACTGACCCAGCGGATGCTTTCCAACCTTGGAACCATGGACGGGTCTGCATTCCTCAAGCCCGACGAGCGAATCAGCACCGAGCAGTTCCTGACCTTGGCACAAAAGGCTGATCAACTCAAAGGGAAGCCCCTCTACATCGTGGACCTGCATCAAGCCAACCTCGACCGCATCGAGGGCGAGATAGCAAAACTCAAGGCCAAGTTTGGAATCGTTGGTTTCTACCTTGACTACTTGCAACTCGTAGAGCCTGCGAAGATTGACAAGCCCAAGCCCAAGATAGAGCAGATGACGAATATATCCAAGCAACTCAAAGCAATCTGCAAACGGCAAAAGGTGTTCGGAGTCGTGGTTTCTTCGCTCTCAAGGGCTACCGAGGGACGCTCCGACCATCGGCCCATCATGTCCGACTTGCGAGAAACCGGGCAACTGGAATTCGATGCCGACAAAATCGCCTTCGTGTACCGACCATACGAACACGACAAGAACGCAGAGCAGGATCTGATGGAAGTAATCTTCCGAAAGAACCGTAACGGAAGCCTTGGTATCGCCCAAGTCCAATGCCAACTGCCCTACACCAAAGCCAACGAGTATCCGCTATGACCCCCGAATACACCCTGCAAGCAGCCTGCGTCAAGTTGTTCAAACTCCTAAAGCCTCACGAAGACGGGCGGTTGTTCTTGAACCTCAACAACCCACGAAGCCGAACGAACGGTCATTTTCTCAAAGGCATCGGACTAACCGCTGGGGTTGCAGACATGACCTACCTCTCCGACAAAGGGGCCATCTTCCTTGAGTTCAAGGCCAATAAGGGCAAGCAGTCGCTCTCGCAGAAGTGGTGGCAGGGGGTCGTCCAAGAGGCAGGGTACAGGTACGAGGTCATCCGAAGCATTGAGGATTTTCAGCGAGTGGTCGCAAGTGTGGAATAGTTGTGTAGATTTGTTCCATGGCCCGACTGCTACTGCTGCTCCTCCTAACTGCCTGCACCAACAATCGCCCTTGGAAGGTGATTGAGGTCCGGGCCAAGGGTAACGCCTGCGAGTATGTGCTATCCCGTAGCAACGGATTCGGGCCGCAAGTCAAGACCCTGACCGATTCGTGTGGGAGGTATCGGTTGTTTGAAACTATACCCAATCGGATATAATTTA